TACCCCAGAAAAAGAACAAAGTTGCAAAGCGCAATTATCACGCTGCGAACGCAGGTAGGCTGTTTGCCGACTTTATGGCATCTAGCCGTAGCCCAGACAGTGAACTGCGTCCTGATCTTGTTCTTATGCGTAACCGCTCACGCGAACTGGCGCGGAATGATGTCTATGTTAAGCGTTTTCTCAACTTGCTAAAGACCAACGTGGTTGGCGAAAAGGGTATGACCCTGCAAGTAAAGGCTCGGAATACCAATGGATCGTTGGATGCTATTGGCAATCAGATTATTGAAGACAGCTTCTATCAGTTTGCGCTAAAGGGCAACTGCACGGCAGATGGTCGCCTAAGCTGGATCGACCTTCAGAAGTATGTGATGGAAGCAACCGCCCGTGATGGCGAAGCATTCTTGCAGATTGTTCGCAACCGTTCGTTCATCCACGGCATTGCATTTCATCCCATCGAATCTGACCAGATTGACGAGCAGAAGAACGAAAAGCTGCGTAATGGACGCGAAATCCGCATGGGCATTGAGGTCGATGAGATGCAGCGCCCCGTTGCTTACTGGGTAAAGAAGCGTCACCCTGGCGACTCTGAATTTTCTGCAATCTCTATGAATGTTTCAGATCGTATTGACGCCAAGAATATCATTCACGTTTATGATCCGCTTCGCGCTGGTCAGACACGGGGTGAGCCTTGGATGTCACCAGCCATAAGCCAGTTGAAGATGCTGAACGCTCACCGTGAGGCTGAGTTGGTAGCATCGCGTATGGCTGCATCCAAGATGGGCTTCTTTACATCAGACACTGGCGAAGATGCACCAGCCGACGATTACGACAACACTGTCCCGATCATTGATGCTGAACCAGGCACATTCCACCAGTTGCCTAACGGCGTTGACTTCAAGCCGTTCGATCCGTCGCACCCAGCCACTGCCTTTTCTGATTTCCAGAAGGGTATCATTCGCGGGATAGCCTCTGGTCTTGGTGTATCTTACGCTGCGTTGTCGAACGATCTGGAAGGAACATCTTACAGTTCGATCCGTCAGGGCGCGTTGGAAGAGCGCGATAGCTACAAGATGATGCAGCAGTTCCTGATGGAGCATTTCGTCATCCCTGCTTACAACACTTGGCTGTTGCACGTTATGGAGTTTGGTTTGATACCAATTCCGGCATCGCGCTTTGACAAGTTTTCTTCTGCCTCAAGTTTCCGCGCTCGTGGCTGGCAGTGGGTTGATCCTCAGAAGGAAATCAACGCAGCCGTCACTGCCATGCACAATGGCGTTATGTCGATGCAGGATGTCGCTGGTCAGTATGGCCGTGATGTTGAAGAGACATTTAGTCAGTGGCAGCGTGATAAGGAAATGGCGGATGCCTTTGGCCTTGAACTGTCATTCTTCCCGTTTGGTGGCAATGAGGCGACCAAGGGCGTAGATGAGCCAGAACCGATTGATTGATTGTTGCGTAATTTGGTGTTATTGTTTCGCTGAAACGCTTTTTGGAGCAATTTATGTCAGAAGTTGATGAACTTGTAGAAGCTGAAGTTGCAGAAGCCGAAGTTGCCGCAGAGGTTGAGGCCGTAGAGGCTGAAATCGTTGAAGAAGCGACTGAAGAGGACCGCTCTGCTTCGGTAGAAGTGCTTCACCGCGCCATCCACATGCAGCCAAAGGCGATCTCGGAAGAGAAGCGCACTGTTGAGATTGCCGTGTCTTCTGAACTTGCGGTTGACCGTTCGTTTGGTCGTGAAATACTGGTCCACGAAAGCCAAGCCATTGATATGGGCTTTGTCGCTTCGGGCCGTGCGCCACTGCTTCTGGACCATGATCCAGAAAAGCAGATTGGCGTTATTGAATCCGTGGAACTTAATGAGGACCGTGTTCTTCGAGCCAAAGTCAGGTTCGGGCGCTCGGCACTTGCTCAGGAAGTTTTTCAGGACGTTGTCGATGGTATTCGGTCGAATGTTTCGGTAGGCTATCGCGTCAACAAAATGGAGCGGTCCACGACGAATAAGGACGAGTACCTTGTTCGCTCTTGGTCGCCCCTTGAGGTATCTGTCGTTTCTATTCCTGCTGACCCGTCAGTTGGCGTGGGTCGTAGCGCGGCTGCTCTCGAACCCCAACCTAAAGTTGAACCATCCATCAAAAAGGAAGTCAAAATGACTGACGAAGTAAATATGGATGCGGTTCGGGCTGAAGCTGCTGAAGCTGCTGCCAAGAACGCATCTGCAATCATCGAGCTTGGCGCTCGTCACAACAAACGTGACCTCGCTGACTCAGCCCTCCGTTCGGGCAAGAGCATTGAGCAATTCCGTGGTGAACTGCTTGAAGCAATTGGTTCGGACAAGCCGCTTGTAAACGAAAACATTGGCCTGACGAAAAAAGAAATCCGTCAGTTCTCGGTTGTTCGTGCAATTGCTGCTCTCGCAAACCCAAGTGACCGTCGCCTTCGCGAAGCCGCTGCATTCGAGTTTGAAGTCTCGGAAGCTGCTGCACAGCGTTATGGCCGTGGCGCACAGGGCGTTATGCTCCCAACCGACATTCTCGGCGTTTGGAAGCGCGACCTGAACACCAGTGATGACAACGAAATCGTTGCAACGAATCTTCTTGCAAACGAGTTCATTGACGTTCTGCGTAACGCATCGTCGGTAATGCAAGCTGGTGCGCGTATGCTCCCAGGTCTGCAAGGCAACGTAGCAATCCCTAAAAAGACTGCTGCTTCTTCTTCTGGCTGGATCAGCACAGAAGGTGGCGCTGCCTCTGAGTCGGAACCAACCTTTGGTACTGTCTCGCTGACGCCAAAGAATGTTGGTGCGTTCACGGACATGACCCGTCAGTTGATCCTCCAATCGACTCCTGCGATTGAGCAGTTGGTCCGTGACGATTTGACACAGGCTCTGGCCTTGGCAATCGACAAGGGCGCATTGGAAGGCTCAGGCTCGTCTGGTCAGCCAACTGGTATCTTGAACACTTCCGGTGTTAACAAGCCAACCTCGTTTGCTGCTGCTGTACCAACCTTTGCTGAAATGGTTGCGATGGAAACTGCTGTTGCAGAAGATAACGCTCTGTTCGGCAACTTGGCCTACATCACAGACGCAGCCACTTACGGCGGTCTGAAGACGAAGGCTAAGGACGCTGGTTCGGGCATGTTCGTCCTCGAAGGCGGTCAAGCCAACGGTTACAACGTAATCCGCACTCAGCAAGCAACTGCTGGTAACGTTTACTTCGGTAACTTTGCTGACTGCTTGATCGGCATGTGGGGTGGCCTCGACTTGACGGTTGATCCATACACTGCATCGACCACTGGTACTGTTCGTATTGTTGCGCTTCAGACGATTGACGTTGCAGTTCGCAACGCAGTCTCGTTCGCATACAACAGCGACGGCGTATAAGTAATGTTGGGGACTGGGATTTGGAAGTCATCTCGGTCCCCAACTTCTTTGGAGAATAACATGCAATACAAATGCATTCGTGGCGTAGTAACATCGCAAGGTCCGCTTAATGCGGGTGACGTTGTTACCCTTCCGCATGGCGAGGCTTTAGTGCTTATCGCTGACAACAAGATTGAAATCTTTGAGGCAGTCCGCGTGGCTGAAGCCCCAAAGGTAGAGCATCGTGATCCAGTAATTAAGCGCAGTCCTAAGAATGGGCGTTGAATCTGCCGCTGATATTCTCGATTTCTTTGAACTCGACGATTTTGCAGATACTGCCACTTACACACCAGTAGGTGGCAGTGCTGTTTCTGTGAACGGTATCTTTGATGCCCCTCAAGCCAGCCGTGGCGCAACGGACCTGATGGACATTACAATCCCATCGCCACAGTTTGTTTGCCGCACTGCTGATGTACCCTCGGCTGCTGATGGCGATGAAATTATCATTCGCTCTGTGGCCTACAACGTTCGAGTTGTTTTAACGGATGGAACTGGCGTAAGTACCCTTATTCTCGAAAAGGTGTAGCATGAGCCACGTTAGGCAACAGATCAGAGATTATGCTGCCACTCTGCTTGTAAATTTTATTTACGACAGGTTTGGTATTGTAATACTAGATCGTTTTAACAATAATCTTGCAGCCAGAGGGTCTGGGGATTTGCTTTCTACAGGCACATTGTACAAGTTTCGTAAGTATGCGCTTGATGATTCCCAGCTTCCCGCATTAATTGTATATACAACAAATGATGTAACAAGCCTTGCCACTATGGGTAGTCGCACCTTGTCCCACAACCTTGAACTAAGAGTTGATATCATTAACAAAGGATCAAGTGTTAGCATATTTGAGAACATAGAAAGTTTCTGCGCTGAATTGAACGGCGCGATTGAAGCTGACTATAGTTTCAACGGTCTTGTCAAAAGCTGTGTCCTTACACAGTCAGATTTCAGCGTCGATACAACTGGCGAAAAGGCAATCGGCACTGGCAAGATGATCTTTGACGTTAGGTATATGACTGCTATCAATAACTGCCAGGTGTCTATTTAATGTCGCACATTAATAACCAGATACGCGATCAAATCGCTACGATTATAGGCGCTTTAAATTTCTTTTCTGGGCGCGTGTATAAGATGCGATCCTATGCACTGGATGATGCAAAACTGCCAGCGGCTGTGATTTATACAAACAGCCAAAGTAGTTCATTGGCGACCATAGGCACAAAAACATCTATGGGATCATTGCAAGTCTATGTTGAGATTTTTATTAAAGGTTTAAGTTCGACCATTATAAATGAGATAGATGATGCTTGCGCTTTGATTGAAGATGCAATTGGTTCTGATTTCCAGTTGTCAGGATTGGTAAAAAGCTGTACTCTGTCGCAGTCGGACGTTGACATTAATGTCGAAGGCGAGAAGCCAGTTGCTAATGCACGGTTGTCTTACAGCGTTCAATATGTTACGCTGCTTGCTGATCTGGAGACACCTCGATGAAGATGGTCAAAGTTTACAACAAAGCTGGTGATGAAATACTTGCCTGTGAGGTTGATCTGGCACACTATCAGTCTAAGGGCTGGGATGTAAAGAAGGCTGCAAAGCCAAA